TACATAATGCACATTGAAGGAAGAGAGGGAAAATAGCAAATGTCAGCCGAAGTTTTAGAGATTGTAAGAGGTATCGCACAAGCCGCAGCGAATACCTATGATGGAGCCTTAGACGAAGATGGAAATCCTGTAAAAATTGGACTAACAAGGGAAGAAGGTAATCCCATTATTGATAAAAGAATCATGGATGGTTTTAATATTACTTTGGCCGGTAACCTCATGATTGTTAAATATAACACCGATCTTCCATTAAAAAATATTCACAGATCAGACTACGAAAGCGAAGTAACTGGTCGAATCAACGACATTGTAAATCACCTCAAGAAAGAATACAGAAAAGTAACCGGTAAGGCACTTACTTTAACAAAAGAAGACAAGGAAGTTGACATCTTTATTCAGCCATTGAGCAGAATAAGAACAGCAGTTTCGGCAAAGCAGGCTTTTAAAGTTGGGGGGCTGCCCGAAAGCGAACAGCTTGGCAACACGCCTGAAGAAAGACTAAATGATTCAATTAAAAAGTGGATTGGCTTTGGTAAAAAAACTTTTGATGGTGCCCCAAAAACACAAAACGTTACTGGAAAACGCGACGAAGAACCAAAACAATAGCGCATATGTATGTCACAATATTTATCGAAAAAAGAACTTGTCAAAGAGATGGTCAAATGTGGCAAGGATCCCGTCTATTTTATCGATAATTATTGCAAAATCTCGCACCCAACACAGGGTCAAATATCATTTAAAACATGGGACTTTCAAAAAGATTTATTGTACAAATTTAACGATTTTCGCAATAACATAATATTGAAGTCAAGACAGATGGGAATCTCAACTGTCACAGCCGCTTATGTCTCGTGGATGATGCTTTTCCACAGGGATAAGAACATTCTTGTCATCGCAACAAAGTTTAGCACAGCATCAAATCTTGTTAAAAAAGTAAAAGCAATGATTAAAAATCTGCCCCCATGGTTCGATCAATTAGCGACTATTGCGATTGACAACCGTTCCTCATTTGTCCTTAACAATGGTTCAGAAATAAAAGCATCATCAACTTCCGCAGACGCTGGTCGTTCTGAAGCATTATCTCTTCTTGTAATCGACGAGGCGGCACACATTGAAGGGTTTGATGGACTTTGGACCGCACTTCAACCTACAATGGCAGCTGGAGGTCGATGTATTGCACTTTCTTCTCCAAATGGCGTGGGCAATTGGTTTCATAAAACTTTTATTGCTGCTGATGCAGGAGATAATGACTTTCATCCAACAACGCTTCATTGGTCACTTCACCCGGAAAGAGATCAGGCTTGGTTTGACGAAACAACAAGAAACCTTTCCCGCAGAAAAGTTGCACAAGAGTATGAGTGCAACTTCAACGCTTCGGGTGAAACTGTTGTTCATTCGGAAGATTTAGATAAAATATCCAAAGTAGTTTGTGAACCAAAGCATCAAACAAGTTTCGATAGAAACTATTGGATCTGGAAAGAACACGATGCAGAAAAAAAATATTTTCTTGTAGGTGATACTGCACGTGGAGACGGAAAGGATTACTCAGTTTTCCATATATTTGAGTCGGATACAATGGAACAGGTGGCAGAGTATCGTGGCAAGCCAACGATTGATGTTTTTTCTAAAATCATTTATGACGCCGGAATTGAATATGGATCCTGCATGATTGTTTTAGAAAATAACAATATCGGATTTTCTGTTCTTGAAAAGCTTATTGAACAAAAGTATCCCAATATTTACTACTCAACAAAAGGAACACATGAGTTTGTTGAACACTATCAAGCAGATTATATTTCAAACTCGGTTGCCGGATTTACAACTTCTCAAAAGACAAGGCCCCTTATTATTGCAAAACTTGAGGAGTTTTTGAGAAATGATATTATAAAAATAAGCTCTGAAAGAACTTATAAGGAATTGAAAACTTTTGTTTGGAAAAATGGACGACCCGAAGCACAAAGAGGATATAATGATGATCTTGTAATGTCGTTAGCTATTGGTTGCTGGATTAGGAGCACCGTTATGCAAGAAAATTTAAAAGACATTAATTATAAAAAAAGTTCACTGAATTCAATGATATTTACAAGAACAACTATGAATACTACAATACCAGGTATGATTGGCTACAAAAAACAAGAAAGTTTTGATAAAATGAAAGATGCAAAAAAGAAATACGATGAATTTGGCTGGATTTTAAAGGGGTAAACAATGAGCGAAAATAACAAAAACAATACAAAAAATAATGAATCACCATTATTCAGGGCACTAACAAGATTTTTTTCAGGCCCCATCACGAGATATCAAAGGCAAAATCCGCGCCAACTTAAAAGATGGCAACTTGATAAATACAAGTTTACGTCTGCTGGTGGTCTTAGCTTTAAAAAATCTTCTTACAACCCATTTAACAATGTTTATTCTAATTCTTTAGCTTCTATTTCACGCGCCGAAAGATATGTTGACTTTGATCAAATGGAATATACTCCCGAGATCGCCTCAGCATTAGACATTTATGCTGATGAAATGACAACATCTTCCCCTCTTCAAGAACTCATGAACATTAAGTGCTCTAATGAAGAAATTAAATCCATTTTATCGACTTTATTTTTTGATGTTTTGAACTTAGATTTTAATCTTTATGGCTGGTGCCGAACCATGTGTAAATATGGTGATTATTTTCTTTATCTGGATATCGACGAAGACATCGGCGTAAAATCTGTTATTGGTTTACCTCCTCAAGAAATTGAACGACTTGAAGGAGAAGATAAAACAAATCCAAAATATGTTCAGTTTCAGTGGAATAGTGGTGGATTGACTTTTGAAAACTGGCAGATTGCCCATTTTAGAATCTTGGGTAATGACAAGTTTGCTCCTTATGGCACTTCTGTTTTGGAAGCATCGAGAAGAATTTGGAGACAACTGACATTGCTGGAAGATGCAATGATGGCCTACCGTGTCGTTCGTTCTCCTGAAAGACGTGTATTTTACATTGATGTCGGCGGTATACAAGAAAAAGAAATTGAACAACACATGCAAAGAATCATGACGCAGATGAAAAGAAATCAAGTTATTGATTCTGATACTGGTCGTGTTGACTTGAGATACAACCCAATGTCTGTTGATGAAGATTATTTTATTCCTGTTCGGGGAGGTTCAGCGAGCACAAGAATCGAGTCTCTTCCGGGAGGAACATACACTGGGGATATTGACGATGTAAAATACCTCCGAGATAAACTTTTTTCTGCACTGAAAATACCCGCATCTTATTTGACACAAGATGGTGAAGGCGAAGACAAAACAACTCTTGCACAAAAAGATATCCGGTTTGCAAGAACAATCACAAGACTGCAAAGAAATATTGTTTCTGAGCTTGAAAAGATTGCCGTTATTCACCTTTACACTCTTGGTTTCCGAGGAACTGATTTAACGTCATTTAGAATACAGTTGAACCAGCCTTCAAAAATTGCAGAACTCCAAGAACTGGAGCACTGGAGAACAAAATTTGATATTGCAACTGCTGCAACAGATGGCTATTTCAGTCGTCGTTGGGTCGGCCAAAATATTTTTGGGCTGTCTGATGATGAGATGCTTAAAAATCAAAGAGAAATGTATTTTGATAGAAACTTTGATGCAAGCTTGGAAGCCGTTTCAACTGCTGCATCTGAAGCAGGATCTGTTACTGGTGGTGGTGGTAGCATCTTCGATGACGCCCCAGCGGATACCGGAGCCGAAACTGAGCCTGAAGCTGAAGAAACACCTGAACCAGCAGGTGATGAAACAGCTGATGCAGGAGAAGAGAACACCCTTTTATCAGTACCAGGAAGCCGAAACGAGCCGTATTTGACTCCGGGTTCAAAAGGAAAAGCATACACGAGAAAAAAATATGATGGACGTAAGAACAAAAGACAGCAGCACATGAATGGTCAAGCATCTCGTGAAAAAGGAAAAAATACCACAAGAAATGTTTTTCCAGGCTTCTCATCATTAATGCAAGCAGGAAAGGGAATATACTCGACAAACGAATCTAAAATTTCAAATGAAGAAGAAAAGAACATATTTGAAAATGGTCTTGAAATAAAACAGATCATAGAAAACCTTGAGCGCAAAGAAGATAAATGAAATGAATGATTTAAGGAACTATTTATAGTTATGAAAAAGTTTAAGCATAATAAAAAGAGGAATACCGCTTTTTTATATGAGTCATTAATTCTTGAAATGACAAAAGCAATCCTCGAAAATAACAAACAAAAACAACACATTGCAAAAAAAATATTGCAAGAGTGCTTTAAAAAAGAGAGCATGTTGTTAAAGGATTTACGTGCTTATGTTGCCCTTGTCGAAACAAAGGGCGTTGATAAAGATTTTGCAACCAGAATATTAAATGAAGCAAAATCTTCAAAAAATAAAATTGATAAAAAACAGCTCTTCAATGAACAAAATGCACTTATCAACAAAATAAAAGACAACTTTACAGACAGCTTTTTTTCAAACTTTGTACCAAGTTATAAACATTTGGCATCCATTTCTCAAATCTTTAACACGGAAATGCCAATTAAATCTAAAATACTTTTAGAAAATGAGCTTATCGAGATGATGGTTTCAGAGGGCAAGAAAGTGGATTTATTGCCCATAGACAGCCTTGCATATAAAATCTTTATTGATAAGTTCAATAAAGAATACAGTGATAAACTACTCCCAGAGCAAAAAGAGCTTTTAGAAAAATACATTGTTTCATTTAAAGATAATGGGGTTGATTTAAAATTCTTTTTAAATGAGGAAGTTGGTAGATTAAAAGAAGAGGTTCGTGCTATATGCAAAGAACGATCAGAAGATGTTGTTTTAACTAAGCAGCTTGAAAATGTTATGGAAGTTCTCAATGGGTTTTCATCAATCCTTCCAGATGAATCAATGATTACAAAAGTTATTTCCACACAATCATTAGTAAAAGAGATCAAAGAAAATGTCAATAAAGATTAATATCGTAGATCCAAATGCAATAAAGATTGCATTAGAGGCCCGAAAAACCCTCGATGGCAAAATAATGATTTTGGATCACACCCACATAGATATTATTATTGACTCAAAAAACAATAAAATTGTAACATTTCCCAAGAATAACATGAATGATGAAGCTTATGGCACTCAAAGCGCATATCTTGAAAAACTTGCAAAAGAGGGCGTTGTTTTGAGAGACTCCATTCGATCTGGAAATGTATTTGGTAGCTTGGAAGGGGTTTACCCAAAATCAGATAG